GTTAGTAGATTTTATTTGAATAGAAATTATGCAAGTGGGGGTACTACTGGATTATCACAAGAATCATGGGACTGGTTTGCGATCGGGCGTTGGAAATAACTAAAAAACAAATATTATGAAGTATTGGAAAAATGGATTCTACGATGAACCGGTAGACGGTTCAGTAGAAATAACGGATGAGCATTACAATCAGCTATTAGATGGGCAGTCTAACGGTTTACTGATAGTTGAAAGTAAGAATGGATACCCGATTTTGGTAGAATATGAGTACGACATCGAAGAAGTGCGAAAAATGAAAATATCTAAAATACAGATATTTGACAAATCGGCCGATGTCAATTCTTTTAAAATTAAAGGGGAAAGTATGTGGTTAGACAAATCCACACGTGTTGGATTATTTAACTCAATTTCGATTGAGAAAAATGCAGGGAAAACGCATACAATCCTGTGGTATGATGCAGTGAAGTATGTTATCCCTATACCTGACGCTTTATCAATGCTGAATGAGATTGAAATGTATGCATTAAACTGCTACAATGTGACACAATCGCACATCGCAGCAGTCAGATCATTGCAGACTATTGAGGAAATCGAAAACTACGATTATACGATAGGTTATCCGGCAAAGTTGAGCTTTCCGGGATAACCAGTTTTGAAGTTGTATGCTTCAATTTCTTCTTTTGTTTCTAATTGATTGATAGCGTTGATATGCCTTTGTGTTGTGTCATAGCACGCAAGGGCATATAATTCTAGTTGTTGCAGCATATTAACGGCCTTCTCGATAGAGAGAATAAACTGCGTATCACCTAGCCAAATACTTGTTTCAGATCGTCCAGTTTCTCTTTCAATACTAATTGAGTTCATAAGCCCTACACGAGTATTCTTATTCAGCCATCCAAATACTCCGTTTATACTGAATTGATTCACTGCTTCAGATGAATCGAACAATCGTAATTCATCAAGTTTTTGCGCTCTGGTTTCTTCGATAGTAGCCTCGTGCACAACTAAAATAGGATATCCTTTTTTGCTTTCAGTTATTATCAAGCCGGTAGATTGACCAGCCAGTAACTCTTGATAATATTCATCCGTAATTTCTACCGAACCGTCTACCGGTTCGTCATAGAATCCATTTTTCCAATATTTCATGATATTTGTTTTTAAATTATTTCCATTTACCTATTGCAAACCAAGTAAACTGCCAACCTGTCCAAGCTATTTCTCCTCCGCTTGCTATATACCTTGTACCTACTTTAAATGAAGAAACTGTTTTAGTATATATTGTTGGAGCATACACTATAATCTCTGTTGTATTAGCTGATACTCCCGTTAGTTGTACGATATAATTCGTATCATAGAAACTTGTAGGTAGATATAATGAGGAGAATCCTACAGCTCCAGCCTTTACTCCCCACTGGATTAATAGACCATTATTGAACTTAATATATGAATTTTGTCCGAAACTTTGACCAGATGATTGAATTGCATTAGTTCCGAGAGAACTTAGTAAAGTTTTCTCCGCATCCGTCATGAATTTTCTTGTAGTACTTTCTTCAATCATTGATGCTGGATGAGAAGCCGGATGAGAGTAATTATTAGCTCCGGAGGCTATTCCGCTAAGTTTTGTACGTTCTGCATCCGTCATAAAACGATGAGTCGAATCTTCTTCAACGTCCGTCGCTGTATGTTTATGAGAACTTGCAGCATAACTACCCTTGGGTTGGTATGCTGAATCGTGGTTGTGATTTCCTGCCGCCTTACTATTCCAAGTAGATCTTTCCGAATCTGTGACAAATCTATGTGTAGAATCGTCCGTAATGTCAGTTGCTGCATGTTTATGAGAAGACGGTGCATAGCTACCTTTAGGTTGATATACTGAATCGTGATTATGGTTTCCCGCAGCTTTACTGTTCCAAGTGCTTTTTTCTGCATCAGTAACAAAGCGGTGAGTACTATCCGGAGTAATATCCGTTGCTTCGTGTTTATGCGAACTCGCTGCATAACTTCCTGCTGGCTGATAGACCCCTGTATGAGTATGATTCGACGGGGACGCACCAACCTCGGAAGCTGTATAAGATGGTTTACTTGCAGCTTTCGCCCATGCAGGCACATCGCTTGCTGGCATAGAAGTTGGAAAATCACTTATTTCAGACTTCTTATGAGTATGCGCTTTAGGTGTACGTGCGTCACTTAGTCGACTATCATTTCCTTGGCAAACAGTTCCGGAAGTTGTGCCAAAGTTCTTATTGAAAGCTGTATTTTTTGAGAATACAGGTTCGTATATTCCTGCATGGTTATGTGTATCCAAAGCTGCTTTCAAAACCTTCCCTTGTTCGGCAGAAAGGACCTTGCCAGTACCACCACTTGTTAGGTTGTTGACAATATCGGAAACGTTGATTTTCTTCCCTAACTCTGTTGCCATGGTAGCGGCGAAGTTCGGATCATTATTAAGGGCATTAGCCAATTCAATAAGCGTGTCGAGGGCTTCCGGTGCTCCAGCTACAAGTGCATCCACTGCATCTTTTACTTTAGCATCAACTCCAGAAACTGCGTTATTGGCGGCCTGTGCTGCCGCATTTGCGCTATCTGTGGCAGCTTTAGCAAGAGCTGTTTGCGCTACTGATGCGTTTTTGGCTGTATTAGCATCATCAGTAGCTTTTTTCGCTAAAGCTGTTTGGGCTTCCGATGCAACTTTGGCAGCGTTAGCCTCTTCTGTTGCTTGGTGGGTTTCTTCTTTGGCAGCATTAATACTTATAATTGCTGCGTTAGCGTCATTAGTAGCTTTCTTTGCAAGAGCAGTCTGTTCAACTGATGCGTTTTTGGCAGCATTTGCATCATTCGTAGCTTTTTTTACAAGTTCTAGTTGTGCGGTAGCATCTCCTGTAGCAGATGTCATTTCTTGTATAATACCGCTATACTCTGACTTACGTTGGGATTCGGCTTCTACACGTTCTGTTTCAGCAGAGACACGCCTAGTCTCATTTGAGGAACGAGTATCTTCTGCAGCTTTGCGGGTATCTTCATTTTGCTTTCTTTTATTTTCTTCGGATACCCGGGCTGTCTCCGCTGATTTACGTTCTGTTTCAGCGGACTTTCTTTTGTTTTCTTCTGATACTCGGGCTGTCTCCGCTGATTTACGGTCTGTTTCAGCAGATACGCGTTCAGATTCGACAGTAACGCGATTATCTTCGGCTGTCACACGTGCAGTTTCATTCGTTTCTCTCGTGGATTCGGCTTCTTTTCGTTCATCTTCGGCTGTTACGCGATCTGTTTCAGCTGTAGAACGTGTTGTTTCAGCCGCTTTTCGTTTGTCTTCTTCCTTCACACGTTCCGATTCTGCAGAAGAACGTCCTGTTTCAGCGGTCTTACGTGCATCTTCATTACTTTTACGTGTTTGTTCATCTGACACTCGTTTATTTTCTGTTTCAACGCGGCTAAGTTCTGCAGATACACGTTGCCCTTCAGCGGTCGCACGAGCTGCTTCCTCTGCTTTACGGGTATTCTCATTTATGATACGTACTGATTCTGCAGCTGACCGGGCTTGTTCTTCATTTGAACGATTTCTTTCAGCATCGATACGAGTAGCTTCATTGCGTTGTCGAGTATCTTCATTCGCTTCTATTTGGGTTCGGGAATCATCGGCCGTCTTTGCTGCGTCATTGGCCTTCTTTGTTGCTGCAACTACGTCATCATAGGCTTTCTTTATGAATTCAAGACTAACTTTTACACTTGTTTGTACGCCATTCACCATTTTAACGCCAATAGTGTACAATCCTACCATGCTATCAGCAAGCGTTAATTCGCTGATTTTTTTCTTTTTAATTGGCATAATTTTTTAAGTCAATATAAAATATTCCATCTTCTGTTATGATAAATTCTCCTGCTTCGGATGCAAGCAGGAAGTCTGTTTCTCCAATCCGGAAACTAGTAAATACAAGTTTCAAGGTAAATTCCCACCATACCCCATTATTAAGAAGAAAATTGTTTGTCTGGCAACTCTTATAATAGCAAGGATAGCTTTCACTCCACTCATCACAATAAAATATACGTTCCGCATCGGAATACTCATATCCTTCATTATCTGTCTTAGCAGACAGTTTTGTGAGATCATAGAGTAGGGCATCGCGATTACGCCAGAACGTTTCAATCGTCCCGGCCCGCATCAGGCATTTGAGAGATACTTCTTTGGTTTGGAATTTCACAACTTCACCGTCATAGATTGCTCCATCTTGACGTTTGAAATTCTGTAATAGGTTCTTTTTTACCGTCGGAGCCTTTAGTATTTCAGCATTGCTACCTTGCAATACGACTACGCCATAATCGGATAAGTCTTTGTTATCAATCTCGTAACCTTTAGGCATTGGAAGCTCATTTACGGGCTCCTGGTATTCGTAATCGACTTCTCGGGGGAAGTCGTTACTAAAAATAAATTTAGCAACTTCAAGGCTCGGATTAATAACATAGTTGCTTTGGGAAGACAGACGTAACTTATAACTCCTGCCGATTAAGGGAAAGTAAAATTCATGATAACTCAAGTCAGAAAGTATATCAATCAGTCCACTAATACCCAAACTGCCTATATATGCAAACTCAATGCTTACTTCAGCCGTATCCAATATAGGACTAGAAAGATCAAATTCCTGTCCGTCTTCTTCTGGCCAATCATTCTTGTCCGGTTCCTTCATGGCTGGAAATGCTACCAGGTTATTATAACTTCCCTTTGTAATACATATACCCAAACTGATATAAGCATCTATTCTGTCTATTAGTAATTGCCCTTTCATCGCTTAAGTGTTATACCTTTAGTGTTTAACGTGTCTATTCCCAGCTTTACAGCGTACATGAACTCCCTTATTTCCACAAGGTTAGATGTGTAATTGGAGATATCCGATAAATGGGAAACAATAGTATCATTACATCGAAGCATTTCAGCCATATTCTTATCCATATTTATGAGATATGACAGTTTCTCTGCTATTTTCTCTGTTCCTGAATTAATACTCTTAACTTCCTCATTTATAGAATAGGTATGCGAAGTCACTACAGCAAAACTACCGTCTAGCTTATCTGCAGAGTCTTGCGACATTGAAGCAAATCCTTTCTTTGATGCCTCACGCTCATCGTCGTTATCATTCCAGCCGAACATTTCTGCCATTGCATCTCGTTTTACTTTCATTTCATTAGAGAGCTGTTGCCCTTCTGCCTTCAGTGCATTATACTCATCTTCAGTCATACCGTCATCCATAGCATTGTTAAGTTTTTCTCTCCAAGCCATTAAGCTGTCCATGAATTCTTCTTTAAGCATAGAATTTACGATAGCATTCTTCATGTATTCCTCGAAATTGTCGGCGAAATCAGCACTATCAGCATCCATGTCTGTTAGTAGATCTTGAAAGTCAGAACGAAGAGAAGCATAATCAATAAGAGTTGTATCAGCAATTTGTTGTTCCAATACCTCTGCCACTTGTCCGACACCATTTGCGATTTGATCGGCAAATTTCTGTGTGTCTGAATCAAGTTGAGACCAGAAGATACCGGCATGTTCCTGAAGTTCCGCAAGTTGTTCATCGGTCAAATCAAATAGGCCAGTCATACGACCACCCATTTTCTTCTTAAATTCCTTTACGGACATGTCTAATGCCTCTGCTGCTTGTTTCCAGCCCTCATCTGACATATCTTCAACCTCGCTGTACCCTTTTGAGTGAGACTTTCCAGAAGCACCAGAATTTAGATACTGCCGACCTAATACTTTTGCATTCTCACTTTGCAATTTTATGTTAGCGATGGCTGCTTCATATACTGCGTTTGCAGTATCTCCTGTAAGAGTTTCTGCTAGTTCTAACTGTTTCTCAATTACCCGATCAAGAATGTTGATGTAGGATTCATATGCTTCTTTTGCCTTTTCATATTTCTCGGTCGTATCATCCTTAGTGAACATACTGAAAATCTTCGTCGCTACCTGTATTACTGCACTAATAACAGCAAGAATAACAGATGCCTTCTCAACTGTACTGATAGCGTTAGCCGATGTATCTGCTGCCATTTCAACACCACTCATAGCAGTCAATGCAAAGGTCCCTATTTCACCAATCAATGAGATAATTTCACCAGCCGGTCCACCGATTGATTTTCCAACATCAGTTAATGCGTCTGATAATTCATCTAACTGTGCTTTTACATCTTTCTCTGCTTTCTTTACCTTAGCATCCTTCTGTACCACCTTATCTTTCGCCTCATTGTATCTCGAAGTCTTTTCTTTTACTTTATCCAAAGCCTGTGCCTCGGTCAGATAAGCTTTTGTGGAATCAATTTTACCAGTCTTTTCGTTGAATTTAGAGGACTTGACACCATTTTCAATCTTAGCACCACCTTTTACAGCTTCTTGAGTCTGTTTAGCATTTTCTAATTCAATTTGCGCATTAGCTAACTCTTCCTCTGCTTCTGCTAGTTCTTTCTTCTTGTCAGATAATGATTGAAACGGGTTACGTGAATCCAATTCATCCATAATTGATTGAATAGTACTAGTATATTCGCGAAGCTGGTCCGGAGAAAGAACTTTGGCAGCCGTACTCTTTGCATTCTCTAATTGAGTCAGCAGAGAATTAAGAGTTTCAGAAGACGTTTCTTTCAGATTTTCAAATGCACGAACATACTCCGGAGACTCTTTCAACTTATCGTAATCCAGGCCCATCAATTCCATTCCCTTGTTTTTTGTCGCCTGGGCTATGGAACGATCAATCTGTTCTACTTGATCTGTATCTCCATTCTTTACAGCTTGTTTTCGTTGTTCCTGCAGGGTAGCAATATCTTCATTGAACTTTTTCTCAATTGCGAGACGTTGATCTGTATAATCCTGATACTGATTCAACAGTTCGGATAAGTCATCTCCACGATTATATTTAGTATTTGTAACTTCCTTTTTTTCATTAGCAACTTTATCAAATGCATCAAACTGTTTCTTTACTGGCTCTGATTTGACATATGCTGATGCATTGAAGGTTTTCTTTTTATTTTGTGGATTAGCTTCGAAAGCTGAACGAGCTTTTTCAATTTCTTGTAATTTCTTATCCTCTGCTTCACGCTCGATAGCCTGTAACTCTAGATTATGATTGAGTTTCCTTTGTCTAAGGACCTTTTCGCTACTCTCTTTGAGCTTGTTGATTTCAAGTTGTTCGAGTTCATTTGCAGAGTCCTCTTTCATACGCTGCTGCTCTCTATTCTGCTTATCTAGCAGGAGTTTATACTTCTCCTGTTCTTCACGGAGCTTGTGAGCTTGGTCGTCCTGCTTGGAAGATGAATCATAGACTTTTAATTCTTTTTCAGCTTCCTTCAGCTTCTTGATATTTTCTTTGTAGGAAGTAATAACGGCAGAATCTATCCCTTTGAACTTTCCAGCATCCATTTGCTTCTTTTGTGCTGAAGCGATTGATTCCAATGCTTTCGTAGCATCATCTTTTTGTTTTGTCCAAAAGGCTTTATTTTGAATGGCTGCTTTTTCTTCTTCTTTCTTTTGTTCTTCCTTTGCTTTCTTCTGAATTTCATTTATTTTCTCTACTTCTTCTTTTGCAAGACGGGCAGACTCTGCAGCTTCATTCTTCTTTTTGGCTAATCGTCCAATTTTTATACTTAATCCGGGATCCTCAATACCATCTTTTCTGTTTTTTTCAGCTTCATCGATAGCCTTTTGCCATTCAGCGGTAGCTGCATCAAGTTCTTCTTGCTTCATAACAGCTCTAACCTTAATCCCCATAACATATTGCTCATTTTTATCTTTGTTGAGTAGTTTTAAAATATCATGGAGTTCCATTGTTTTAATCTTCTCCAAATCAAGATTTTTTAAAACATTTGGCATTATAGATTGAAGTTGTTTGTATGCACTTAATTTATCAAATTGACTGGATGTTTCGTCTCTTATAATATTAACAAGGCTTTCTGCCTTATTTCTCAATTCATCAAAATGTTTTTTTTGAGTCTCCATAGCAGCATTATGCTTTTTCATAGCTCTTTCGGAGTCTGATTCTGCTGTAGCACATTTATAAATTGCATAGCCAAGTCCAGCAAAAGCAGCTGCAGCTAATACATAAGGATTAGTTAACATTGCAGCAGCATTTTTTAGTTGTGCAATAGTTTGAGCTTTGAGAGCTTTTGTCAATAAGATTCGAGAAGATGTATTCTTTGCAATCATTGTTGCCTCAATAGCATACAAGCCTTTCTTTAGGACTAAATCTGCGGCCTCAATAGCACGCTGTCGATTTACAATTGCTGTTACCGTTGCATATACTTGCTTAGCAGTACTTACAGCAAGAATACTGCCTTTGTATCCTGCAAGGGCAGTCGTAACAACAACTATTAATGCTCCTATTTCTTTCAATGCTTCTTGAGCGCTTCCGTCAGCAAAGGCTTCATTCATAGATTGTGCCGCACTGGATATCTCTTTCAAAATTTCCTGTCCTAACGGGCGAAGGGCTGCTGTTATATTATTACTAAGAAGCTTCATTTGATTCTCGGTTGATGAAGACATTTCTTTGAAAGCAGCTTCTGCTGCACCTGTTGCATTTTTCATTTGATCCAGATCGGACGCAGCACCTACTGCATTCTGTCCGGTTATCATTAGGGCGGCTTGTAAAGCTTCGTCAGTACCTAATAACTCTTTCATTTTTGTGGTACTTCCATTTGCTTCGTTATAGATGAGCTGTAATGCTTCTTGGAAAGAACGTCCGGAAAAGGCTGCATCACCTAAATGGTTAGCCGTTCCCATAATTGCCGCACGTATTTTAGTCATAGCTTCGGCTGTTGGAACTCCTTGTTTAGTTATTGATACGACAGCTGCTAGCACGTCTTCGATATCAATGCCAAAGGACGAGGCAATAGGAGCAGCTTGAGCAATACTCTTTCCAAGTTCTCCCATTGTAGTCTTACCAAGCTTGGCTGTGGTAAATAACATATCAGAAACAGATTCTGCTTCGGAAGCTCCTTTTTTATACGCATTAAGAATTGTAGTGATAGCATCTGCCGAAGTAGCCGTTTCTGTAACGCCACCGATAGCAGCCTTAGCAGATACTTTTAGAATATTCATAGCATCCGCTCCATCATGTCCTGCAGATACAATCTGATATAGTGCTTTAGCTGATTCTACGGCTCCAACTGGAACCTCTCTAGTCATATCGATAGCACTATTCATGAAATCGGTAAGACTGCCTTTTATTCCGCTTGAAAGTGTTGCAACTTCTTTCATGCTTTGCTGGAACTGCTTTTCGAAGTTATATGCTTCTTTGGCTGCTTGAGTAAAAGCGATCCCCGCACTAATGCCAATCCCTCCGAATACATCAAAAGCGGTAATTTCACCGGCCATTGCCTTTATGATTCCCATCGCTTCTTGACGCCCGGAATATAGCCTTGAATTATCTATACCTGTAGCGAAATATAACGCACCATCTTTATTCTGAATACCCATATAGCATTTATTCTTAAAATATAAAGAGGAGGTAAAATTTGGCTATTTCGAGAAGAATAAGCATCTTTGCAGTGTTCTAAGACCAAGGAACGATTTTTATTTCAACGTATTAGGGAGTTGATTCGCCTACTATATCACAATATAGGCTATCAATTCCCTTTGCTACATAATCCTAATGCGTTGCAATAGATTATGTTCCTTGGTCGGAAAGAATAGGGGAGAGATAGCCTTTTTCTATAATATATAAATTACTATTCATTAGCGCCATGACCAAGGAAAATGAGAACGTATCTGTAGCGAATAAAAGGAACTACACAGAAGAAGAAATCAATGCTGCTTACAAGAAGGGCAAGGATGAAGGAAGAATTGAAGGGATGCTCGCTTATCAGAAAAGATTGATTGAGAATCTACAGCGGGATAATGCATCTCTCAATCAGAAGCTTCAGGAGATTAAAAAATAATCCCCCATATCTTCACAGATACAAGGGACTAGAAAACATACTCTAAACCAATTTAATAAAAAAACAGTTAACCTAATATATAAACACAATGGCAAATTACCTTATCGTTTGACCTTTCCAGCAATATCGTTATATTTCTTTATCCTGACTGTCTTACTAGGGTCATCAAAAGACGGAAGTTCTACCCACTCATAATCTCGTCCTTCAACATTTCCGTCTTCGTCAGTCATCTTATTACGCTGTCTCATCACAAATGAGTACTCCTGAAGTAATATCTCTATTAATCCATAGCTACTATCCAACGTTTGATTAAACGTTAATCCTAGAGCTTCCTTTGCAATAACTAAGAATCTACTTTGGTTATATCCTTCCAGCTTTGCAGATTCTTCCGAGCGGCTATTATCTCCGTCTCTCGTAGCGGGCTCACGTTCCGAAGCATCGTGATAGAGGTACAAAAAGGGTGGTACCCTATGCGATATATGATTGCATTGAATAATATGCGTATATCCTCCCATGTCGTATTGTCAATGAGGGCGTTTTTAAACCATGCCGGCGGATCACTTGGCTTGTTATGAATGCCCAGGCAAACGACATCGAGAAGTAGTCCTCCATATTTATTCATCAATTCTGGAAAATCAGCATTCAGCTCACCATCTTTAACAATCATTTTATCAATATCTTCTTTTTCAATTTCAAGGAGAAGTGGACGAATTCTAAACCATGTCCGGACAGTGATAGGCTTTATTACAATACAATCACCGGGATCCTTTCCTTTCGGAATAGAATCTCGGTTAGTAAAATCAAATGGAATCTTGACAGGCTGCTCCGTTACGGATTCCGATTCTTGCTGAAATAAGTTCTTTATACTCATAATTTCCTCAAGGAGCCTAGCCCGTTGTACTTCCAGGCAATACATTCAGTTATTCGCGACTAACTTTCAATACTTTCGGCTCCATTCTTCAAAAGTTTGCTCCTGCAGGCGGATTCGAACCGCCGGTATCTACATAACCAATGTAGCGCTTTTACCAACTAAGCTATACAGGAATCCAATTAGTTATTTCTTAGCTGCACTTGGAGCAGCTTCTCCGCCTTCGACATTCGCAGCATTCGCTGGGGCTTCTCCGCCTCCGGCAATAGTAACTACTTCGCGCATGAAAGCGGTCTGTCTCTTACCGTCTGCAGTAACAGCAGCTTGCATATATACACGAACAAGCAACAACTCTGCTTGCTCTGATCCGGGAGCCTGTGAAATCTTTGAGGCGATCTTGCCATTTACGATGGTATAAACGACCTTCTTACCGTCTTTAGGTAATGTTTCACACTGGAACGTTTTAGAGATAGAAGGAGTACTAAGAGGCTTTTTCCAGATATTTTTTCCTCCTGTTGTATCTACTTCACCGCCTGCCAGTTCTTTAAGGACTTCATTGGATGGAGTAGGGATGGAGAACTCAACATAATCTGTCGTATCTTTCACCAGTTCAACATAAAGGGGTTCTTCACTACCTTCTACTTCAATCTTCACTTCCTTGGGATCTGCAAAGTTAAATGCAACACTTCCTTTTGTCGGAAGAGGAAAATCTTTGAGGTCCGCTCCTGGAACACCGTCACCGACTGTTCCGAATTTAATTTTACCTACGCCCATAGCGATAGGTCTTACTTCTCCTGTCATAATTATTGATCTATTAAAATTTCTAATCTAATATTTGTACAAGCAAAGCCCTCTTTGAAGTCCGGCATTGGAACACTCCAGAGAACTGTCACTTCTTTACATGTACCGTCATTGCTATTGATTGAATCAAGCGATTTCCTTACCTTACGCCTAAGTTCCTTCATGCGCTGACGTCGGGGCATGCCGTTTTCATTCAAGGGGACAAAGATATTGACGTTAACAGGTACTTTATTAATGAAGTCGAGCTCATTCAATTGCAGGTGATTGATAACGATATGTTCATTAGTAACACCCGATTCCGATGCATCTTTGTAAATCATAACATTAGTTTTTGCAGTAATCACAGCATCGTAGACTATATCTACAGCGTCGAATTCATCCATAATCAAATCTTTCTAAAAACAGATTTCAATGTATCTCTTAGATATTTCTCACATTGCGTATTAGCTCCTGAAACTACTTCATACCCTTTAGCTTCTACGGATGCCGCGTATTCCATTCCTGCAACACCAACCAACACGTAACCACCGGAATGAGACAGAGATACTTCTTCTGCAAGCCTACGCCCTTTATACTTACCGGTTGTCTTATCAGTTCCTTTTTCACTTTCGGTAAAGTTCTCTGCAACCACTTTTCCGTTTTTCGCAATTATATATCCAATAGAGCTTCGAAGGTTACCTGTCTGGTCTTTATATGAACCACTCCGACGAGCCACTTCGATAAACTTTTCACCTCCAGCTTGCAGGAAAACAAGCATCTTGTCTTCCGCTTTGCTTTGAAAGTGTTCAAACCAACGTTCCATTTCATCAAAGGTGAATAGGGGAGTCATGCCGTTTCTCATACGTTAATAATTGAATGTGATTGATAAGGTTCCCAACAGATAATCGGTACGTCAATACCTTTGGAAGCGACTTTCAAACGCAAAAACTTACTACCTGATTGAGGCTGAATTTTGGTATAGAAATAACCATGCACTTGCGCTTCATCACCAGCCGAATTACGTTTATAGACAACAGTACCATCACTTACAGGATCATAACGTCCGGGAACGGATATTTCAATCGGTTTCCCCGGAACCCATTCACCGTTTACTGTCTTTCCGTTAACGTCGATAGTGACTATCGCTGTATGTGGATATCGTTTTACCATCTGTTACCAGCCTTTCCTTTGATAATGATTCGTTTCCCGAGTTTACCGGCTTTCTCCGGCTCCCCGTTTTCTATATACAGTTGTTTTGCAGTCTGGACATAGAAAGAACGGGGATGAGTGATAGAAAGCTTATTCTCACTGAAATCTTGTGAGTTTACTAACATGGCGTACGTATCAGCGACACAAAGACCGACTTGCTTCATGCTTTCAGCAGTACATTCTGCTTCGGAGTTGATACCCCGCTTAACGAAGACTACCTTATCCAAGAAGCCTTTCATATCCTCAATGGAGGGATATTCTAGTATTGTTTCTCTGATTGTTGCCATAATAGATGATTAATAACCCTCTTCGTCTGTTTTTTCAGTATCTTCACCTTCCGTCCATGCCTGGCCATCAGTTTTCATGATGTACATTGCATCAGGGTCATTGATTACTGGAATTGCGTTAGCTTCCGCTTTAGTCCACTCTTTGAACGGTTCCAGTTCAGACCACTTGCTGATAAAAACAAAGTCTTTTTTCAGCGTGGAAGCTTTCTTCTTGTACTCGACAGAGTGTTCTGCTGCAATAGGTCCATGCTGAACGTCGCCACACTGCAAATCTTCCAAGAAACAAATATTGGCAGCTTCCCATGGATTTACTGTAGTACGTTGATGAGCGGCATTCTCAATACGAACGGATGGACTTACAAGAACGATCTGAACACCTTCCGTATTCTCTTGGGCAGCAAGATACTCATTGATAACTTTCTTGGAGATAGTCAGCTTTTCTTTCTGATTAATCCAGCCCCTAACCTTTTCGATAACTGCCTTCTGTTTCTTCAATAGAGCAAATCTATCTTTGCGCATCACTACATATTTGATAGTAACACCTTCGGCAGAAGCGGCAACTACGGTATCTTCAATATCCTGCAAGCCGTCGGCCGTTGTAGACTTAGACCAATCCACAGCAGCAACTTTCTTGTTTTCATTAGGCATACCACAGCCTACAAATTCTTCGGTAACAATACCATTGTTATTGCTTGAATTGAGAACGAATCCACCTTTGGACATCAACTGCATACACCACCATTCAAAACGACCGCGAACAGCATTATATACAAAATCCTGATCTTTGAACGCAAGGTCAAGAATAGATTTCAAATCCGAATCACCTTCACAATCCCTGCTAAGTTGCTGGTATTCATTCCAATCACTTTCGTTCATACCGCGTTTTACAGCAGTCTTAGGAATATCACCTGACATCTTACCGATAACTTCACGTTTCTTTTGAGGTGCGGAAGAATCGAATGAAATAACGTCAGCGATAACTGGTGCACCTTTCTCACCTGTAAGAGTCTCCCATTTCAGAGAGTTCTTCTGCTTTACACCGAAGAAATTAGGGAAAAACACCGGCTTAACCTTACGCGAGTTAAGGCGGGCGCCCATATTCTTACGGTTCACTTGTTTAATTAAACTTCTTTCCATATATAGTTATGAATTAATGGATTACATAAAACGGATAAAATGAAGCAACGCTTTAATAGCATCATCAACAGGGTAGGGCATTACTGCTTCATTAACAGTACCACGCACCAAGAGACCTGACTGCTGGTTAGCTACGGTCACATCAACCTTGTTCATGGTGATAACCTCCGGGGTATACTTGAACTTTGCAGCTTTGGCAGCAGCTTTAGCAGTTACAAGTACTAACACATCATCTACTTTCACAGCCCCAATCGGACCAGCAAGAGTTATTGTGTCATAGGCCGGGGCGGTCTTGTCGATTGCGGAGATTACATCGGAAGCTCCAGTTAAAGCACCGCCGATTGTAACCGCTTCCCCAACTTTAAACACATGATTCTTTGCTACCTGAATAGCTACCGCATCGGCAGCAGCTACAGCCGTAACTCTTCCAGTCTTAACAATATGATAAAGACCGTTAGTGTCCTTACCCACCATAACAAGCGGAGGAAGTTCATCAATGATTCCCTTCAGTTCCGCACGGGCAATAGTTCCACCGCCCTGAATGTCCTCGATAATCTTTTCGATTCCGGGGGCATACTGAAATTCACTTTGCTTTTTTCTGAACATAGCTTTTAATTATTAATTATTATTCTTCAAGTCCAAGGCTGGCAGTCCCGTTATTAACACCTTCCTCGTCCTCCATTAGTTCCAGCCATTCTTTCTCTGAACGTTCTTTGGGCTTGTAGGAATTAGGCTTGTAATCACCACCGGCAACCTCATCATCTATTACTGACTGTCTGATTTCAGCGTATTCTTCTTGCAACTCTTTAATCTGATCTTCAACAGAAGTTTCAGAATTGACATCAATACGGTTAAACCACTTTTCAGGCAGTTTTGCATCTGCAAATAGTGTTCTGGCTGATGCCTGTTTCGTGGAAGTTGTGACTGTTGATACGACAGAAGATACCGATGCGGTCAACTCGGAGATTTGCTTCTGTTGGGCTTTCAATAGCTTAACTACAGATGCGGGCAAATCTTCGAAGTCTTCATCATCGTCTTCTTCATCATCGTCATCGGATTTTACTGTTTTCTTAGTCTTTTTAGCCGACTTGATAGGTTTACCATCCTTTAAACCATTGTTCTTTTCATACTCGGCAATAGCATCCTTTTTTGCTTTTTCTATTGCGGATGTGCTTTCAAGATCAGGAAGAATATTGTCTTTGAACAAGGCAATATAAGTATCAATATCCTCCTCCTTTTCGATTTTGAAGAGTTTCTGAACCTTTACAGCGTACTTTTCGTTTACACCTGCGGCTTTCAAGCCCTTTTTAATAGCATCAATGATTGTCATAACGATTTTCTATTAAAATATAAGGGGAGTAAATTTTTCCTGCTTATATATTTTATTTCAGAATCAAATGCATATATTTGTAATTATGTCAAAGTATAAAATGGATTATATAGAAGATAGACACGAATATTACAATGTGTATATATCTAAGTGTACACAATGCAAGCATTTTAATTTTGATAAATTAAAATGCCCGGCATACCCTAATGGCATTCCTGTTAAGTACCTTGATGGTTCACAGGTACATGACAAAAGAGAAAGCGACCAAAAAGGGGAGTTCGTCTTCCTAAAAGAATCCAATTAACGAGTTTTCGCTTTTGTATAATTCCATCCCATTTTTTCAGATATCCGTTTCCATAATATATGATAATGGACCACTGAAGCCATTGTTGGGGATAGTGTATTATTATTGATTCTAGCAGTAAACTCTACTCTTAGTTTGTTATTCTCCCGATTCACTAGCTTTTCGAATTTACTAATTGTAATTCCCCATCCTTCTTCGGGACGTTTCATAGCGAATGTATAATTAGGTGTTACAGCTCTCATTTCTGATACATTATGAGCTATTGCAAGATACATATCAGCCGGACTGAATGAGTTACCTATTCGTCCCAAACTCTTTTCTGGTTCTTGCCAGCCTCTTGGGTGATTATGTGTGAAAACGCAATCTTTCATCTTTGCACATTCTTCATCCGTAAACGCAACACTATATTTGGCTCCGCGCTTATCGATTACAACATTACCATTCCTGTCAAATAGGACTCCTGTCTCAAAGCTTTTATTCAGGCGTATTTCATTCTCTGTGTTGGTTATTTTGTTATAGAGTTTTCGCTCATTCCATTTTTGTTTAATATTTGCAATTTCAGAATCAGTCTTGATACGTTTAGGTTTAGAAACCTTTATAACTTCATTCGTAATAGGTTGGGAAACTATTTCTCTTTGTAGTCCTCCATCATTGGTAAAGTTATCCTTGTACCAGAAAGCCGATTGCAATCCATCTTTATTCTCGATGACGAAATCCTTTGCTCCCTGGGGAATGTCTGTAATAACCTGCTCTTTCGGAACTGTGTCATTCAGCAGGAAATCAGCAAAATTTTCCGGCTCCATGGTGATAGGAGTGGCAAAGCAGATACAAAAAGGATGAAAGCCTGTAAACTTGAACGTTTTCGGATATTTACCTACCATCGCATCACAGATCTTGCACGGTCCTCGATTATTGGCCGAGCGATGTATCTCAATACCTAATATGAAGTCTTGTTTGCTCCAACGTTCATAGTCTGCACTCCGGTAAGCTGTGTTCGTCGTTGTTGCAGATGTCCGGAGAGCGTTCTTATATGCAGAACGATAAACGCCTTGTCCTGGGTGGTAATCTTTCATCGGTTGAGACAAAACTAATTCGCCTTTCTCATTCCGGATCCTGCGAAAGCGTTTTTGGGGATTTTGCAAAATTTGCCGTATATCACTACTGATTCCGTTTGAATTACGTCCGGCAACTACGCCACTATCAAGATAGAATTCGAGTTGCGATTTCGTCTGCTGTGTAATATTCCAGACCCTATCAGATAATTTGAATCCGTTAGCGTCTATATCATTTTTTAGAGCTTCAAATGCAGATAGACTATGGGAAAACATACCATCTTTCGTTGCACTGGAAATAGCCATTCCCTTGATGAACTGGGAAATAAAATCATCATTCTTTCTTTCTGCTCGTTCCCAACCGTCCTTTTGAAATGCAGAGATATTAGCATATAGCATTGATTCAAGATTCAGCAGTTCCCGGTCAACTGCACTCTCTATTCCCTGATTGCTTATCCATACATTGTTTTTCCCCGCATCAGACCATTTACGGAGATACGGGGAAACAGAAAGTATAAACTGATTAAAGATATTGGCTATTACGGCCTGCTGTGCAGCAATTTTCTGTATATGTTGTTTATCGTAGAAAGAAAGTCCGGGCATAGCTTAGAAAGTTGCTCCTATGAGTGAATTATTCTGTGCAGTTTCTTTCTCATCATTCTTCTTACGATTCAGTTCCGCTTCCACATCATCTGTATAGGGCGAATTTTTAATAATCGTCTCTTTACTATTGAATTGAGAAGCAGTTTCAAGGTTCTTGAGTTCTTCCGCCAAATCCTGTGGGAGAATACTACCAAACTCTACCTCAATGTAGTTGTCATTTAGCTGTGATGCATATTTTGTATGTGTAATATTTGCCATTCCTGCTTGGACGATTGCTACTGTTCGTTGAACAACTGGACCAAATATTTCCATCTGTTCAGTAGCTTTTATCTCTGCATCAATCAGCATAAAACGACGTGAAGTGCCGCTAAGGTTGCCAAGTCCCATTAGTTTATTTATAGACAAGTCCGGACTGGAAGCTCCGGAATGTATTGCATCATCCAGTTGGTTTAGTTCAAGTGTAACGGATTCACAAGATTGTTGCCATGCAAGATAATCTGCATCACCGTGATACGATGTACCGGTATCTGAATCAACCTCCATACTGAAGTTCAATTCCTTACCAACCGTTTCTTTGCTCGGAAGGTTAGCTAAACCATAAGTTTTCAGTATAGGTTCAGAAAAGTAATCATTAGTATCTGATAGCCGGGAAAGTCTCATTTCTTTCTTGTCAATCAAATTAGCAACATCTTCCCAATCCGGACAATCGACCTCGGCATATACTACCGGAATCTTGCCAAAACGATTCTTTATCTTTTTCACTTGCCATACACCGTCCATGATACCGGAGTAGATAACATCTTTCGTATAAATTTTCACGCATTCGCAAGTACGGCCATTGACTTCTGCATTGTATTTATAGAGAAAACCGTCCATATCGTCGTCCTCATCAAAGTGTGGATAGAATTCACATTCGACATTACTATCCTTGGGAGTAGAAAGAATCTTAACTTTCAACTGACTTTTTCCATCGTTCTTGGTAACAGGATAGAATACAATAGCAGCCTTGGTTTCAGACAACACTTTGCGAGCAAACTCTTTCAATACAGATTGCATCTTGAGTTTTCGCTTATAGACTTTTTTGAACTCGCAGAGCCCGTCGTTCGAATCTTCTGCTGTGATAGTCATTTCACCACCAAATAGAAAAGCAACAGAATTACGAACGATCTTTTTAGGTAGGTTGGTTACGACCTTAGCTACATCGACAGTCTTGTCTTCTAGTCTCTTTGGCTTTTCGGCTCCTGTTTCGGGGTCAACTTCTACTTCTGTATCTGAATATACAGCAATCTTTTTAGGCTCCCGATACCCGACAGATTCTTTACGTCGGGTTCTGTCTCCATTGTATTCCTCCATATATTCACGAGGATTACGATTTTCACGGGTATCAACGCATAAATCACCTACTATGCTACCGAAATCTTCATTTTTCAGAATATCCTTAATGTCTGGCATATACTTTTCTTTTAAAATATACGCCCTAGAAGTATTTCCTGAAGTGGTAAGATAACATTTTTCAAAATTCATAGGTGTTTTCTCGGATATAGGCTGAATCATTTTGTATTTTCGCAGAGCGAGGCAGAGCAATATCGAATTAATTTTTAATTCGGTATATTATGTTTTGTAGAAAAAATAACAAGAGAAAGAAATTAGGTATAGTCACTCTGTATCTACTGATCCGATTAAAATATTGGATGTATAAAGAACAAGAAAAAGGTAATCCAGTCTTACAACTTTTATTGATGCTAGTTGATTTTTTCAGTAATTAATATTTGATTTAGGCATGAATGAATATAACTATCCACGCCCTACCTTACGAGTAGATGTTTGGAACTTCAAGCCAAGTGATTCTGCAAATTCTGCAAGAATTGTCATTCCGTCCGGAGCGTCGTCGTGAGCGTTATCACCTTCACGCTTGTAGCTAGTGAGTGACTTCATAAAACGCCAATAATCCGAACCTTTAGGGTATTCTGATTCGTCTAAGAATACACAATGCTTCTTTATCCAGCCAGCCTTCATAATGATACGTGTTTCCTTGTGCTGGGTTGTTGGCCGGGCTTGTATAACACACGATTTCTTTTTTGATGTAACAAGCTTACGCACATTGATAGCAAAGATACGACCACCATTATTTGACTCAATGCGTAGCTGATCGCACTCGGTATCTATTACCATTTGTGCCAGGCGCGGTTCTGTAACTTCAACAGGATCCTTTGTGAAAAGAATATCAGTAATGAAATATTTCGGTCCGAACACCTTTGCGAATGGTGCGCAGAAATCATCATCTCCTTTATCGGCTGTATCACAAGCTCCGAGTGTCCCATCAGGTTTCTTTCCTGCAATATCGGCTAGTTTGAAGCGCATGAGAGACGATTTTGGGAATAGTAACCCTTTGGACTCGAATGGTTCCTGCATATATTCGGCCATCCAAATGCTTTCGTCGGTTTCAGAACGTAGTTCCCGGTAATATTCCGTAGTATGTACATCAGCGCAAAAAGTTTCATCATTCTCATCTAGTGCAGCGATCCGGATGATTTCATTATACTTGCCAGCTTCTTCCATACGTCCGAGGACATCACTAGAAGACCAGCGGGTACCGATGTCAATCATACAGCAGCTTCCCTCAATACGTGAATCGTGCGTACCTTGTTTCCAAGACCATACCTTTTCATTGTTATTGTCAGATAACGCATCTTCCAGGCTCTTGTATAAGTCGTCGGTCATGGCGAGCATAGACGCACCGAAGCCGATCACGGTACCACCAACACCGCCACCGAAATAAGATACCTGGCGAGCGCCTTCCACATTCCAACTTTTCACATTCTGTTTATCACCTTTCAGATGAATATCAGGGAATATCTCTTTGTAACGCTTCGATTTTACAATATCACGGGTATCATACGAAAGTTTGTTGTATAGAGTATCAGAGCAACAATTACGCATTACGGATTCTTCTGGAAAGTGTCCGTACATCCAGGCAATGAATAGGGAAGATATATAAGACTTTCCGGCACGTGGCGGCATACTTACAGCAAGACGATAGATAATATTAGCTAAATAGGAGGTATACACACGCATGAACGCTTCGGCTACTTTCTTCAAGAATAATCGTTTGGCAAAGAACTTAGGATCATAGTATAAGCAGAAAGCCCAGAAATCATTCCGGGCTTCACGCTTACGAAGTATAGTCGCTGCTTTCGCTCGCCTAAGCAATATTTCTCTCTCACTCTTTTTCGCCACGTACTATAGCTGCTAATTGTTCATCTGTCATTGATTCCAGTTCATCGCTAAGATTCACATTTGCGTCAATCTCTTTGCGATCACGCCATTTCTCCGGCTGCCGATTCTTCAACCAAAAAATAGCAGCTGTCGTATCAGGTGGGTAATGCTCAATATATTCTTTTGAGTCTGTTATTCTTCCTTCGGTTGTTGCAAATTTTGTTGCCTTACAGGAATAACCGATAGCACGATTATATAGCCGAGATGCAACGTTCGCATCCGCAATATTCTTTCCTTTTTTTAGGGACTCAAGAAATTCGGGATAGTCCTTTTTCCATTTGTTCAATGTTTGTTCGGAAACAGAGAAAAATTCGGCTAGCTCTTTATCCGTTGCACCCAACAAACAAAGCTTTAGGGCCTGATCGGAGAACTCTATTCTGTACTCTGATTTACGCCCTCTTTTTTTCTTCTCGGCCGGATTCTTCTTCTCTGTCATAAACTAACAATAACTAACAAATAGTGATAACTCTTGCCTTAGCTTGGATAATCTTCAAATTAAAATATAAATAGGGGCTACTTTTTACAGTTCTCTGGAATTACTTTAGGAACAGCATTATTCCAATTAATACTATGGTGTAGGCGTCTATATACACTTCCCATTGGGCGTATCTTTGTACAAGAAGGAGCATACATAATTGTGTAGAAAGACTTAACATAAGTCCCACTATCCAAATATATATCAGTCATCCCGCCATTTGATTGTTGAGTTGTTACTTGATTCAAAGAAACATGTGGAATCTGAAAAAACAAATTTCCTCTACTTCCTAGTAAAGTGTAGGTGTTTACATCTTCATTAATTTTACCAAAAAACTTAAAAGGCATGTTTGTATCACAAATAAATGAGTTCATTGCTTTCCGTTTAAGTAATTCACCACGAACTATATTATTCTGCTTTCCTCCGATAAAATCTCCTCTTTGAGCTAATGCAACAGCTAAAGCACCTGTTTTATTTTTGAAATCAATTAGAGCATCAAGTACTTTATCAAGATTGATAATGTTTTTCTGCTTCATTTCACCATATTGATTATAAGTGTATGAGAATTCCGTATAATCATCATCTAACTCAATAAAATATTGGTAGCCTTTTTCTTTTGCTATTTCAAAAGAAGCATTTCTCGCATAAATAATAGCTCGACGATCATTGAAGTTATCACCCTCATCTGTTTCTGATGCTATTTCTTTTTTGTCGAATACATATATGTTCTCGTAGTTTTTGCGATAACGATCTATCTTCGGATCTTCATTATCTAATACTATGATAATATCACCTGTATAGCCACATTTCCGTAATGTTTTTACTGTATGTACATTGTCAGGACGCCCATGTGTAAGTATCAATGCAACGAAGCTATTATTTTTCATCATTGCTATAATCCTCCAAATATGAGTCTGACAATTCTTTCTTTAAACAAACATATCCTAGTTCAATAGCTTTATTAAAATCTATAATGACAAGAGCTGAATTTTCCATTAAATTTTGAATGATGTTGTTTGAATGAGCATAAAATTCAGCGATTTTTCCATAATCGAAAACAATGTGCCTTGAAGCTGCAAGCTGAAGAAAATCTTTAGTCTGCTTGTCTAAATTACACCCCTGAATTTGTTTCATCAGACAATTGTAAGTTTCAAGATTATAGAGTTCTGATATTGCCGGTTTATTGCCAGTCGGTGTGTAGACTGGAGATACTATTTTTTTTGTATAAAGATTATTATCTTTCTCATCGTCAGAATTATGGATATCAGTCGAAAGTTCGATCTCGTCTACTGAAAACTCCCAATCATTCAATACATCAGGCGAGAAGTTTTCTATCACTAACTTCCAATCGAATTCAGAAGTATCGGAAGTATGATTATCTGCTAGAGCTAGCAGTTTTCTCTTTTCATCTTCCGTAGATAGGTCTTTGCGCTTAATAACAATAAGCTCGGTACCGTCAGACTCAACAATACGCACTTTGAGTCCTAACTTTTGAGCTTCTTCATACACGCCATTTCCAGCGATTAACACATTGTCACGGTCGGCCAATACGGATCGACCGGCTCCACATTCAACCAGACTTTTGTGGATAAGCCGCTTGTTTTCGTCCCCATGGATACGATAGTTCCGGGGATCAATTGTAATTTTTTCTTTTTCTTCCATGACCAAGGAATTTCAATTAAAATATAGATTCCTTGACTATTTCCTTTTTATTATGCTTGACTGTAAAAAACGTATATATTAGATAATAAATTTTTTATTAAGATAATCAATTATATTATTAATTTGACCAAAGATTAGTGATGGAACTTTTTCTTTTGCATTCCAAATCGGTATATCAAAGTCTAAAATTTGATCACCATCAATACAATTATAAATAGTAGTATACCGCTGACAATCTTTAATTCCTCGTGCAATTTCTCTATAGTACACAATGTCTATCTTGTTTTTTTGAACTTCAAAAATAATATTCTTTTCAAACATAGGAACTAAAACCCAGTATTTACCTATAATCTTCACAAGTTCATCATAAGCAGTATTTACATTAATTTTGTTGAAGTCAATTCCAAATGCTTTCAACAAAGCTAACAACTTTGTACAGTCAGAATCAGAAGTAATATATTTTCCTCCAAGTTTCAGATTTAATTTTATATCTTGCTTTCTTATTAAATTATTGGCTTTACCGATACGTGCTTTTATTATACGCAAATTACTTTCTGCCGTTTCTTTATCATCCATCAATGAAATAATGGTACATGATAATAAGTTACAGAGTGTTGGGTATTTCTCCAAATCTCTATCCAATAACACATTGGTAATATACCATTTTATTTTTTCTTTTAATGAATAGATATATTCTTTGCTGTTTGAAAATTTGCTTATATAACCTGTAAAGTCAGTCTTATCTCCATAAATATGGGCATATATCTTCTTGATATTATCAATATCGCAGACTGTGATTATTTTATCTAAGCAAAACTTGTTATCTCCACATGTTTTATCAAATTCAACCGGTCCAGGAGTATATCTATCAAAATGAGCGGAGAAAACATTGAGTATCCTAAAAATGTGAGCAGGATCTATTCTATCAAGATCTTCTATGATTAATACAACCTTTTTTGTCGGATTCTTCTTTTTATATTCTCGAATGATGTCACAAATTAATTGCGAGATAGTATCAAATTCATATATTGAACCTTTTAGTGAGTCGAATTGGGTGATATATGATTCATATGTTTCATCATCTGACTTAAATTGTTTTTTATATGTTGCAAATTTATCCTTTACTTCTTTGAGCTTTTTAATAACATTGCTAATATTAATGTCAATTCCATAGATGTTTATATCCGGGATTATGCTCAAAATATCCAAAAACTTATCTTCTTGATTATTTGTGAAAAAGTAATAGAACAAAGAAGCCGCATTCAATTCTATTTCATTGATATTAATCTCCTCACTTGAAAGTAGTTTAATTAATATATCCCTTTTTATCAATTCAAATATGTCTTTATTATCCATTACTTGATAATTTACAGGATATATCGGAATGAACAGATAATCATTTGAATATTCTTTAATAAAACTACTGATAAAGTAGCTTTTTCCATTGCCGAATTTAGCTGATAATATGCATCTTGAATTAGCGTCAAGATATTGTTTAAAATCCTTGAGATAAGGTTCTATTGGAATCATATTTTCTTCTGTAGTCATGTCTTTGTTGTTTTTTCACCAAAAGTAATAATATTACAAATTAAAACAATGAACTTCCATTTATTTTCTTTCTAATAAGTTCTTGTACTCCGTTATAAATCTCATATAGTTGTTTCAATGTTTCCGGGCCTTCCCAATCGGAAAAATTTCCGTCCTGGAAGAAGTGAAACTCAAAAACACGGGCTGCTACCGGACCTAAATCAAGGCTTTCAAATGTATCTCTTACTAAATGCAGTTTATTTAGTATTTCAGCATTTCTATCTTCTGATTCATCCGGGATATCTTCAATATCCAGCCTGGAATAATCTACATTATCATCCACAGGCAGGGGCTTGTATCTACTCCTATATTGTGAAGTAGGAGAGGATGCGTTTAGCTTTATCATCTTCAAAACAAAGAAATCAAGCTCTGTGTAGCCATTTCTTTTTGTTTCAAGTAGTTTATCCAGTAACCTGCTTTTCTTTTGAAGGAGCGAACAAATGACCTCATTCAAGACGTCTGTTGCTTCGTCTGAAATACCAGCAAGCCCACAATGATACAAAGAGTAATCAAGCCAGCGTTCGTAGCGTTTAGTTATGTAATTATTTACTGCTTCACTTGCCATAAGCACAAAGATTTTATATATTTGCTGTTCCTAATAAGCAATACAAGCTTTGTGCTTATAATAGTGGTCGGCGGTGGTACGCCGGCCGCTTTCATTTTCTAGCATTACTTATACTCAATAGTGGAATTATTGCTTCAGCAATATCCGTTGACATACTGACAATAGCTTTTGAAGTATTCGTTTCCTCCCAGTCATAATTCCATAAACCCAATTTTCCTTTTACATTTTCAATTGGCTTTTCAAAGAGAACGGGATTAGCGAGTATCCAGTGATAAACACCTTTATCCGCCCATATTGAGGGATGGTTTTGCACGCAGTCTACAATCTCCACACTACCGATGATGGAGCCAAAAGGAAGATCGTTGAAACCTACACGGCTCATAGGTGTATTAAGAACCTTTAGTCTTTGATTTGGCTGTAAGCAGCCAAACTTAGCAATATCACCCTTTGCGCTTGAATGTATAAGTACACGTCCACGGAAATTTGTTCGCCAACTCCGGTTCTCAATATCTTTGATACCATGAACGATCAATGAGGCCCACGGCTGTTTTACTGTCAATACTTTAACTCTCATTTTCTTTACTCTTAGCAATGTTATAATTACACAAATACATCCCAATATCTTTTTCGGCAATGTCTGCAGCAGGAATTTTTTCGCCGTAAATTGTATGTAGGGCTTCGTTGTCGCCCTTCCATGCCTTCCAAAGTACTTCCGGGGTATATTTCTCCGGAAGGTGCGGAAAAAACTTCAGGAAGGCATCAAAACTCTGCATAGCTTCTTCTCTAGCAATTTGAATACTTTTTGCTCCCAGGACAATATCTTTGGTAAGCGTTTCAGAACGGGAGTATCCCTTCTCTGTATCTTGGCGTATCCTGACGCTTTCCTTATGCTCAATCTCACGGCGTCTGTCTTTGCAAAAATCAGCAAGCGCTACCATGATAGCTTGATTGTTGATTTTCGTCCCCCATACAAATTGTCCTCGGCTGCCATTTTTTAGCTGGGAGAAGAAAATACATAACTCGGCTAAATTCAGGTACCAGTAGCTGGATAGTATCGACAAGGCTGTTTCCGCTAGCTGGGCATTAGTCAATTCAACACCGGCATATCTCAATACAGATTTCAAATGCTCGGTAATGATCTCTATCGATGTTGAGTTGCTAAAGCTCCTGTTTACATCTGCCAGAGTAGGTATATGCTCTGCATTAGCCACGTCATATAAAGCGACATTACAGTTTAACTGCGCGATTGTCCCACTCCATTCAGCGACCAATTGAGAGGCTGTCGATCCAGTCTGTAAGGCCTGTTGTATCGGAGTTAACTCCTTTTGGGTTACTATTGTCTCCTGGACTATTTGCGACGGTCTTAGCACCACCTGCAGTCCTGTTTTTATTAGTTCTCCGTTCATCTTTCTTGTTTTTAAGTTCAAATATTAACCATCGGGCAAAATGAGACATCGCATCTTTAGGTGACTTCGCTGTTTCCCCCTCATTTTGCAATTTCATAAAGAACTTCTCCAGATACCCATAAAAGGTTTCTAGCGTGAATTCAGGGTTGCCGGAAGAACGAGTATTCATCGTTACTGTTTCCGCCCATGACCGATTTGATTTCAGTTCAGTATAACAGTCGTCCAAAGACTTGTCGAAAAAACTATCAGCCGGAAACAGATCTCCCACGCGTAAGGGAGATATTGTCTTATTGTCTTTAGTCTTATCTTTAATGTTAACCGTTTTACTTACCCTTTTACTTACCGTTTTACTTACCTCTTTACTTACCGTTTTACTTTCGTCAAGTAAGTAATAAACTGGCGATTTTGCATTCTTTTTACCCGATTCGAAAGTTATTAAACCTTTTTGCTGCAATCTGTTCCTAACTTCAATGACGGTCTTCTCTGATATACCGGTTGCGAGGACGATAGTCTTGTTGGGATGTTCAAACGGATTCTGCCAACCCCGAATATTGCACTCATTCAAGAGATAGAAGTACAAAAAGACTTCGTTCGGGCTGAATTCTACACTTCGATTCATCTTCCAAAATTGGTTTATATAATCTATATAGGTCATTGTATGCTATGCCGTCAGTTTCTGACGTATTAAGTTCATATTCTTTGTTACGAGCCCGATAATACGGTCATGATATTTGGTATCATGATTAAGGACGCCTTGAGATTGAACGACACGTAATGTTTTTAGATTGACTTCAACCGTTTCAATGCGTTTATCTTCAATACGAGCTGACAAAATCAGGCTGTTCTCACGTTTCCAGTATTCATTAGTAAATACACAATGATGCATTTTATCTCCCTCTTCCTTAAAATCTTCGATAGATTTTAGAGGTATAATAGTCAATTGATTATCAGTGATAACCAAATCTTGAAACTTACTTATTCGCTCGAGGAATTTATTAATAGCTTCTTTTTGCTTTAGCATCTCTTGTTCCCGTCGTTCTTTTTCAGCTTTTTCCTGTTCTTTCTTACGCTTGGCTACATAGTAGTCGTGAGCTTTACGCAAGTTCTTAGGGCAAACATAAAAAGCATTATGAAGATCCTTGTGATAGCGATCTAGTAGTTCCAAATAATCAAACCACATTGGAGCATCTTTAATCTGATATTTATTACGAAGACAAATTTTTATAGATGGCCAATACTTATCAATTTTATAGCGGTGTCCCTCGAAATAATCTATTAATTCATAACGTCTTGCCTTTAGAAGTGTTTCAGCCTTGGGAGAATGGGGAATTGTATTGGCGGCAGTAAGAAATGACATACCGCGTAATTTACAATCTATACCCATTCGAATATATTTAGGTCTAAAGACAGAGGCCGGATGATAGCGTTCGCAGTAAATATCATTGTTATGATTGTAATAATACGATCCAACAACTTTATTCCGTATCTCCAGTTCTCCGCACCAGCCATTGAAGCCCATATTATTGGCTCGAGCTACTACTTCCCGGTTACCGTCGTCTTTTATCCAATGTTGTAGTATCTCACGAATATAATAACGAGGCTTTGTTTCTGCCCGGTAATAAGCAATCAATTCAAAACTTCGGATAACTTGGAATTCCTCACAAATTTCTGCCTTGCCAATAAACATTGTCTGTTTATTGATACGCTTCCTCGACTGTTCTATTTTCAAAGACGTATCACAATGAGGACAAACAGCACGTTTACGTTTTACAAGTTCCGGAGCGAAGCGTTGGCCGCACTCCATACAGATAATACGTGACTTGGTTGCATATCCTATATGTTTCAAACACTCATTCTTAGCCCAGTCAATCATCAAACTCTCAATATTAGGCAGCTGGCTACTTAAACCTGCTACTCTAAGCTGTAATTTCGTTCTTGGCTTCATAAGTCTTCAAATAATAAAAATTGTCCGGAAGGTATTTGCTTTTTCATCCCTTTACGCTTATTAGGGGCAGAAGCAGACTTTTTAATTTCTGGTTGTTCTGTAGATGCTTCTTTTTTCACATTTCCAGCTGATACCTTATAATTGGTTTGCTTACTAACTTTGATATCATCTTCATCGTAGTAATGAACTGCTAATCCGAATACTTCATCATCAGACATACATACAACGCTACCACCGCGTTTTTTTGCCTGACTTATGATATAGTCGTAGCATTCATCTATTTTCTTATTTGGCTTTGCATAGGAGGTAGCAAAGAGAGGGTCACGCTTTGCTCGCTCTTCTAAATATGATTGAATAACCTGTTTAGGTGATTGATATTCTTTTCCCATAGCATTAATAATTAATTGATAAAGGCATTAATAGATAAGTCAAGCTACGAACTTCTTCATCGCAGCGAGTAAGAATTGAGGCTTTCGACGGGTCACTCATAGTAATAGCAATATCCTCGGAGGGAATATTGTTTATCATTTCGATTAAAAAGCTACTCTTAAAGCCAATTTCAATATCACAACCAGTTCGTAGAGCAACAGTTTCTTCAGCTGATTTACAGAAGTCTAAATTATGGGCTGTAATTTTAAGGGAATCAGGACAAAACTTGAGTATCACCAGAGAAGAGTTTTCATCACAGAAAACAGATACGCGTTTTAAGGCTGATACAATATCGGTTCTTTTCAATACTGCACGGTTGGGTTGCTTTTGAGGGATAACAGCACGATAATTAGGGAACCGGCCTTCAATCATGCGGCAGGTTAAACGGTATGAATCAAACTCAAATAAAATATTAGTCTGATTTACTGATATTTCTACTTCCATGCAATCTTCCGGAACAATATTAGAAAGGACTTTGGCAAATTTACTTGGCAGGATGAAGGCTGCCCGTTCCTTGCGCGTATAAGCGGAAGGATTCTCAATCATCGCAAGTCGGGTGCCGTCTGTTGCAACAAATGAGATAGTATCTAAATCTATATCAAAATAGACTCCATTCAGTACCGGACGTAATTCGTCATTGGCACTGCAAAACAATACTTGCCTTATTCCATATAGTAAGTCATTTCCTGATACAAGTAATGGGGTAGCAGTATTATCTGTACTCATTGTCGGGTATTGATCTCCTTTTTCAACAGGTATAGAAAACTTTCCATTAGCATATTTGACTACCAATTCTTTTTCGTAGAGATGAATAGTTAATGGCTGCTCCGGGATTTCTTTTAATCCATCAAGTAATGTTTTGGCATTAGCCATAAAAGAACGATCAGTAAAGTCTGTTTTACCGTCAATATTGGTAGAGATACGCCCGCCTTCTTCTCCTGCTGTAACTAGGATGATACCAAATTCATCGACGACAAACAAAAAGTTGTCATAGGCCGGTATTGAATTTTTGGGCTGTATGATTCGCCCGATTGATTTAAGCTTATCTAATAAAGCTGTTTTTGAAACTGTAATTTCCATGCGTCATTGTTTTGTGGCGCATAGCGTAAAAATGAGATGAGTTTCAGTAATATGAACAATTGAAGCATATATATGCAATAAAAGCCGGATAAAATCATTGTTTTATCCAGCTCAACACCATTTCGGTTGCAAATATATAGAGAGTTTTTGTTTTTGCAAACGTTTCAGGTCTTTTTTTCTTCTTTTTTTTGCAATAAGTCCAAAACAGCACGATTTGCTTTATCACAAATACTATAATCTATATCAATGTAGATATCGGCCATTTTATAATCGTTATTCACATGACCAAGGCAGAAATCAATATCAGCTTTAGGAACTCCAGCCTTGTTGCGTGCCAAGCTGGCCCAGCTGTGACGCGCCCAGTTCGTGGTGATCTTGAAATCGAGTTCTAAGTTCATGCAAATGTCTTTCAGCCCATTATTGACTGCCCGCATAAAATTATTCAAGTTACAATAGTTGGTATGAAAGTAGGAGAGGAAATAACCCTCTGTGTATTTATCAAGGAGGATGCGGAGTTCCGGTTCTATTTTTATCGAAAGCGGTATTTGCTCATGATTGTTCCGCGTTTTTGTTTTGGAACGTGTGTATTCCAGCCTTCCACGACGTTCACATGACATGCTATATAAATCATTGATATTGATTCCCATCATATAGAACATCATCATAAAAACATCACGAGCCATATTAGTACATTTCTTATCAGACTGAAAATCTCGGATTTTTAATAAGGTGTTGGTATCTATATTCTTTCGTTTTCTCCGATACTCCGGGATTTCAACTTTCTTGAATGGGTCGCCAGGAATCCTTATAATATCAAAGTCTTCGTTATTATAATAGAGTTTTGCCTTGTTATACAATGCTCTTATTCCCCTAAGATAATGGCTTACCGTGCCTGGCTCTAAAGGTGTGCCGGCAGGTCCGGAGTGATATAAGTCTTTGATCATCTTATTCAGCATGAATGAAGTGATAAGTTTTATATCTATCTTTTTTCTTTTCATGTACCAACATAGGGTATCGATAGAAGATCTGTACCATTCGGCAGTTTTTCTCTTTTCCGTTTGAATTACTATATTTTGAGTAAACTCTACAAAATCTATAAACTCGGCATCAGGAACTAATGATTTTTCTATTTCTTCTTTTAAGTCCTTACATGACATAAATTGGGTTCTTTCTTGTCCTAGCTTCAAATACTCTCTCCTGATCTTTTGGATATACGCATTTATTTCGTACTCTATCATTTCACTGTTAGGTACGTTGGGTAGGATCCGGCCGGAGTCGTCCATGTTTTCTGGGCGGATATAGTAGCTGGTTGCTATATACTGGGATTCTCTATTATGATAGATTCTGATTTTTATATTTGATGTTCCATCTTGTTTTATATGTCTTCCTGTTTGGAAAACGATTGCTTTAAATGTTGCCATACTGTTTTAATGTTTTTTAAATGTTTAAAATTGCATTAAACAGCTTGAATCGGGGTAAATTGGCGGGAAATTGCTTTATTTTCCACTAAATAGGTGCAAATAGAAAAACTTGTTCAAAGATAGTTCAAAGAATTATCCCTTTTATTTGCCCCAAAATAGGGTATAATTGGGTCTATTTTGCACAAACAAAAAAAGCCGATACAAACTGTATCAGCTCAACACCATTCAATTTTTCTTGACTTGAATTTTTCGTCGGGGTAGCGGGATTCGAACCCACGACCCCCTGCTCCCAAAGCAGGTGCGCTAACCGGACTGCGCTACACCCCGAA